CACTATGACCGTCGCATCTTCCGCTCCATCGTGCGTGGCGCTCGCGCTGCCCACCCTGTGAGTGCAACCGGCAAGGTTGAGCCCGGTGGTACCCAGATCCAGGTTGGTACTGGTACTGGCACCAACGCTGATGCTCTCGACTCTGATAAGATCGTGGCAGCCTTCTTTGACGCTGCGGCTGTCTTGGATGAGAAGGGTGTTGGTTCTGAAGGCCGTGTGGCTGTTCTCAGCCCCCGCCAATACTACTCCCTGATCGAGAACGTTTCTTCTAACGCTCTCATCAACCGTGACGAGCAGGGTACCGCTCTGCAGTCTGGTCAGGGTGTGCTGTCGATTGCTGGTATCAAGATCTTCCGCTCCATGAACATCCCGTTCCTGGGCAAGTATGGTACCAACTCTACCATCGACAACGCTGGCTCCTTCGTGGGCGTTGACGTCGAGGCTTCTGCTACCGGCGAGAACAACCCCTACGGCGCTGCCGACGACTTCGACACCTCCTGCGGACTTATCTTCCAACGTGAAGCTGCTGGTGTGGTCGAGACCATTGGACCCCAGGTGCAAGTCACCTCGGGCGATGTGTCCGTGATCTACCAAGGCGATGTGATTCTCGGACGTCTCAGCATGGGTACGGATTATCTGAACCCTGCTGCTTGCGTCGAGCTGCATGCTACCAGCACTGCTGGTTCTGCCTTCTGATTTTATTGTACTGTATTGGGGGTCCTTCGGGACCCTCTTTTTTTATGGCAACACCTTCCTACGCTTCGTCCACCGAACTGGATGCTGTCAACTCAATTCTCATGAGTGTCGGTGAAACTCCGGTCAATACACTTGATGTGCAAAGTCCTGAAGTCGCTATTGCTCAGAGCACCCTCCGACAGGTGTGTCGTGAAGTGCAATCAGAAGGCTGGGTTTACAACACTGAGTATGAGTTTCCGTTCAGCATCAACTCTGATGATGAAGTAATCATTCCTCCCACTGCTATCAGTGTGGATGTAAACCGCTACAAGCACGCTGATAACTATGATGTTATCCGCCGTGAGGGCAAGCTGTATGACCGCTACTCTCACAGCTATAAGTTCACGGGTATCGAAACCCTCTATGTTGATGTGGTATGGTTCTTTGAGTTTGGCGATCTGCCTCAACCCTTCAAAGATTACATCACCGCACGTGCCGCTAGAATCGCCTCTGGGCGCATGGTAAGCGACGCTGACTCTATCCGTATCCTTCAGACCGAAGAGGCTACTCTGAGGGCTCTGGCTATCGAGTACGATACCAGCCAGGCTGAGTACAGCATGTTTAACAGCACTGACCTGCGTCAACCATACAATAGCTTCAAACCCTTCCAAGCTCTAGCACGATAATGGCAGCAGTAAACCAACGTATTCCAAACTTCCTGGGTGGTGTATCACAGCAGCCAGACTTTATTAAATTTCCTGGACAACTGAGAACTTGTCAAAACGCACTGCCTGATGTCACCTTTGGTTTGGTCAAGCGACCAGCTGGTGAATACGTTGGTACGCTGGCTAACGCTGAAGCAGGTGGTGAATGGTTTGAGATTATCAGGGATGATGATCGTAAGTATGTTGTTCAAATCACAGACACTCCTGAGATCTTTGTATGGGACATCGCAGATGGTACCCAGCAGACTGTCAACGTGGCAGCAGGAGTAAGCTTAAACTATCTTGCACGTAACGCTGGTAGCACCAAGCCGATGAGCTTGTTGACTATCAATGATTACACCTTTATTGCTAATCCTGACAAGACCGTAGGTACAGCTCGTACCACTCCTACGTTTCAAAACAACTATGGTTTCGTTACTGTAGATGCTATCACATACAACAGTGAGTATGTGATCTCTATTGGTAACCCAAACCTCACCTCTACTACTAAGAACAGAGCATCCACCCTGTCTGTTGTTAAAACTGGCACCTCTAGCCCCTCCTGGGTCAACTCTAATGATGAGGCTACCAAGGTTGGACAGACTACTCACGTCAGTACTACCAGTGGTAGTGTGGGTGTGAAGTGTACTGTGACTGTGAACGGTAACATCGTTGCTACTCACAGCTCTGGTAACAATCCTGCCTATAACACCAGCTACCACGCTCAGGTCACCCTGATTGAGACTGGTGAGGATGTGACTGATGGTGCTACCTTTACGGTTACTGTTGCAGGTATTGACTACACTGTGACCATCACAGCAGTTGACTCCTATGAGAGCTATGCTGACTCAAACGCTGCAGTGTATCGCACTCCTAAGAGTGCTCAGAAAGGTCTGCTGACTATTGACAGCCTGCTGGGTTCCCTGGCAGATGCCATTAAAGCTAAGTATTCAGGCGTCAATGCTACCCCTACAGGTAACGGTATCTTTATTGATGGCGGTACAACTGCTGTCCCTAGCCTTACCGTACGTGGTGGGGCTGCAGGTGACTCTCTGTATGGCTTTATTGATACTGTCCAAAACGTCAGTAAACTGCCTATTTTCTGTAAACACGGGTATATTGTCAAGGTATCTAATACTGAGAATGCAGGCGAAGATGATTACTACGTCAAGTTCGTAGCTGACAACTCTGACATTGGTAGCGGTGTATGGGAAGAGTGTGCTAAACCTGGCATCACTGCTGGCTTTAACTATGCTACAATGCCTCATGCATTGATCAACAACCTGGATGGTACGTTTACGTTCACCACCCTGGATCCTACCAATGCCAACACTCAAGGCTTCCCTGACAACTACTGGAAAGATCGTGAGGTAGGAGATGAGGACACCAATCCTCTACCTACCTTTGTTGATCTGAACATCAGTGCTCTGTTCTTCTACCGTAACCGTCTTGGTATTGTGGCTGATGAACAGGTGGTCCTGAGTCAACCTGCTGGCTACTTTAACTTCTTCATCAACTCAGCTCTGACTGTCAGCGATGCAGATCCTATTGACATTGCTGCATCTGACGTCAAGCCTGCAATCATTAACCATGCTGTCCCCCTGCAAAAGGGTGTGATGTTGTTTAGTGAGAACGCTCAGTTCATGCTATTCACTGATTCTGAGCAGTTCGGTCCTAAGACTGCACAGCTCAAGAAGATGGCAGCCTATGAATGTAGTAAGTTCCTGCGTCCTGTGGATCTGGGAACCACAATGATGTTCATTTCCAACTCCTCTTCTTACGCCAAGGCGTTTGAACTGGCAGTTCGTACTGACATGGAAGCGCCCCAGGTGCTGGAGCAGACCCGTGTTGTCCCTGAGTTCGTACCCAAGGACATCAATGAGGTAGCTATCTCAGCTCAGGATGGTATTGTTAGTTTTAGCAAGGCTGGTACTGACATCATTTACCACTACAAATACTTTAACTCAGGTGATAAGCGTGAACAGTCTGCGTGGTACACCTGGAAACTACAAGGTAACCTGTATCATGGCTTCTACACCAGCGGTAACTTCATTACTGTCACTAAACAGGGAAGTGAGTTTATCCTTTCTAGGCACGAGTTGGTCAGCGATACTACAGATGCACGCAGTTACGTGGTTGGTGACGGTACTCCTAGTGACCCGCTGACTACTAGCCGTAGGTTTGAAGCACTTCTGGACAACATGTATGTACCAGCTTCTGGTGACAAGACTCTGTCCAACGGTAACACTACGATTACCCTGCCTTACACAATCCAGAACAGTGGCGATGACCTAGTCATGGTTGTGCTTTCTGGTAGTGAGGCTGGTTATGTAGCAGAACCTGGCAGTGTTAGTGGTACAAATGCTACCTTCAACGACATTGATGTGACAAGTGTCAACGTGGCTGTAGGCTATAAGTACACTATGGAGTTCCAGCTCCCTAATTATTACTACTCGATTGAGCGTGGTCAATATGACATTGACGGTGACCTTCGTATCAATCGATTTAACTTTGAACTAGGGGTCTCTGGTCCTCTGGAGTTCCACTTGGAAGCTCCTCAGACTGATACCCACATCCAATTTGAGTCTGGTATTATTGCTGATATTAACAACTACAGCTCTATTCCCTCATCCCTTTACAAGTCAGTTAAGGTTCCCGTTTACAAAAAGAACGAGAAATACACTCTGACTGTTAAGGTTCCCGCTCCGTTTACCACCACTATTGTCTCAGCAAGCTGGGACGGACGTTATGACAACAAACGGCATATACGCCGGTAAGTACATCATTCCTTGCACCGCACAGCTAGCTTTTGATGTAGGTGAAAATCTGCGTTGGGAAGATAAGCGAGAGGTAGAACAGACTTCAGGACTATCTGCTACGGCAGCGGTCGTGGAGTCTTTCTACTGCTCTGCTTACAGTGTGTTCTTCACCGTACCCAACGGCAAGGCTGCCGGTGTGGCAGGTGTGACTCCAGACAACCGTATCTGGATGTTATGCACACAAGCTAGCGAAGAATACCCACACACATTCGTACGAGAAGCAAGGCGTTGGATCAACAGCCTGCCTGAAAAGTACCTCTGGAATCATGCTGACATGAGGAACGAGAGTCACATCAAGTTACTTAAGCTTCTTGGTTTTACGTTTCTGAAATACTACACATACAACAATGTCCCTCTTATCGAGTTTATGAAACTATGTGCGGACCCGTAGCAGCAGCCGCCGCGATTGGCGGCGTTCAATTAATTGGCGGCACGATGCAAGCTGTAGGGCAACATCAAGCTCAGCAAGCAGCTGTAGCCCGAAGCAATGCTATTGCTCGCCAAGAATATCAACAACAACTACAAATCAACGCTGCCCGTGACGCCTCAGAGGACCGTATCTACCAGTCCCGTCTGAAGGAACAGGAGGCAGCACAGAATGCATACTATCGCCAGCTGGATGCCAACCAGGCAGAAGCTAACAGGGCGATGACTGCATCTCAACAAAAGATGCAAGAGCGTGCAACCGCTGGAGCCTTCTCTGCTGAGAGAGCTATGATTGCTGCTATCAAAGCACAGGGTCAAACCCTGTCTACTGGTAAGTCTGGTCAATCCTTCCTGCTCCAAGCAATGGATGCACAGCGTACGCTTGGTTTTGAACAAGCTCAAATCGATCAAACTCTATTCGATGCTGCACGAGCTGCAGGTACTGAACAACGGGGCATCCTGTTGGATCAGAACGCTGCTGACGTGGCTGCATGGAATGGTCTACCCGCTGCTCCTCTTGCACCTGGAGCGTCGTTTACACCTCTCAAGCCTATCAAGCAACAAGGACCTTCTGGTTTGGCACTGGCTGGTAACCTGATTGGTAATGCGGCAAGCTCCGTCGGCACTGGCATCGGTACTTACAAAACACTTAAAGGCTAATGGCATATCAAGGTAGCGCACAGTCCATTGGATTCCGCAACCGCACTGTCCTTGATCCTTCCCGGCGTATGCGTCAGGAAACTCAAGAACTTGAAAGACAGGAGCAAAAGCGGATTCAAGGAATGGAGAAGCAAGCTTCTCAGCAAATCCGAGAAATGAAGCGTGTCAGCGATCTGCAGGCTTCAAATCAACAATACGAACTTAAGGCTCTCGCTAAGTTCAGCAACAGCATCAACAACGTTCTCCAGGATCAATACCTGGAAATGGAGAAGGCTCGCAAAGAAGAAGGTATCGCACGAGGCATCCAGCTCCGTGCAGAGAACCCTGGTGTACGTCTCCAAGAGAATGCCGAAGTCGAAGAGGCTATGGCAAAGAACCGTGAACTCCACGGTAAGATTGAAGCAGAAGCTCAAAAGGCTCCCACCTCTGAGGCAGCAGAACGTGTCCGTTCTATGTCTACCTATGAGAAGATGGGTTGGCACATTGGTGGTCTCACACAGGCTGCTGGTGGCTGGGACGCACACCTTGAGGCTGAGCTACAGAATAACGAAACCGTTCTTACTGACGCAAACGGCAATGAGTTCCAGCTGAACAAGTATGCCGATATGGATCAGTACGACATGGCTGTGGGTTATCTGCAGTCTGAGTACATCAAAAACAACAACCCTTCTGGACTCAGTGCCAAGGTTGTCAATAAGTACCTGACTGACAAGGTTCTTAAGGCTACCCAGCTGCATCGTCGTGAACGGCAGCAAGGTTACAACGTTGAGAATGCAGAGATGCACCTCGATGCACAGGAGAACCTGCTCCATGTTCAACTCACTACATCTGACAGCGTCGATGAGATTGCTGAAAGCTTTGGTGTATGGCTTGGGTCTGCTCATAACCATCTAGATACCCTTGGTTCTAAGAAGGGTGTGGGTCGTCGCATGGCTCGTCTGCAGCTCCGTCAACAGATTGATACTGCTATCAAGCAGAATCCTGAGCGTGCTGAGATGATTATCCAGGCTCTGGAAAAGTACCAGCTTACTACTCCTGCTGGTACTAAGACTCTGATTGAGCATTACAATGATGAGTTCAGCCCTGCTAGCATCCGTGCTAAGGCTATGGAAGCAGATGTTGCTGATTACAAATTGAGGACTCAAGCTGACGAGGTCAAAGCCAAGGAAGCTAAAGAAGCTATTGAAGAAGCCTATCGTCGTCCTGATACTACTGCTTCTGACCGTTACAAGCTGGCTGCTGAGTTCTATCGTAATCATCCTGACCAGCGTCAGATGGTGCTGGATCTCCTGGCATGGGAACCTGTTGTTCAGTCTAATGCAGACTCACAGGATCGTATGCTTGAACTCAAGTCTGAGTATGGTGTGAGCGATGGTAAGGACGGCATCACCATTCCTTTGTCAGCTGTTGAGGGTCTTAACCCTGACGTTATTGCAGAAGGTATGCAGCAAGGTATTATTGCCTCTGAACCTTTTGCTGATGCTGACAGTGTTGAGTATGCTAACAAGGAAATCAAACGAGCTATTGCTGAAGTATCTAAAGAAAACAGCAAGCTTGGCATCAATACTGTAGCTACTGCTCGTGCAGAAGAAGCTGCTCAGAAAGAAGTAGTGAAGCGAGCACGACAGATTCAACAGATGGCTCGTGAACAAGGCAGAACTATGTCTGATCAGCAGGCTGTCAGGGAAGCTGGTAGGTACATTGCTGAGGGTATTCTCTCTCACAACAGAAGCAATGGAAAAGAGTCTACAGAGTTTAGCCAGTATTACTTTTCGTCTGGAGAAGGTTTCAAACAGTTCGACCAACGATCCCAAGTAAACGCTCAGCTTGCCAACCTCAACCGCCAAAACACCATCCTTAAAGATGCACGAATCGCTAAAGCACAAGGTCAAAACCTGCTTACCACTAATCTTAACCTCAGCGTCAGTGATCTTAGTCCTACCGCTGGAGGCTACCCAAGCCCCTTTATCCGTAATCTAGCTGCTGAACAGGGTGTTACACCATGGGAAATGATGAACGCTCAGCGTTCTCTTAATAACATGGACCCTCTGGAACCTCCTCGTGAGGCTGTTATGCTGCAGAGCACGCTAGATAAATTCCCTCGTATCAAACGGATGCTGTCTCAGAATCCTACCCCTCGTAACATCGAGAGGGCTCAGCGTGAGATGGGTCTGATTAGTGCAGCTGGTATGCGCCGTGCACTTGGTATGCAGGAGTCAAGCAATGATTATGGTGCATACAACAAAACCTCCTTTGGTAAGGAGAACCCTGCTCTAGGTAAGTACCAAATTCTTTGGGAAAACGTAAAGGCATGGTCGAAAGCTGCTGGCTATCCTGAGCCTAGAACGCAGAACGAGTTCCTTAATGACCACGCTTTGCAAGAAAGGTTGGCTGATTGGCAGCTCAATCAATACATCAAGCAAGCTTACCAAAAGACCAACGATCCTAATGTTGTGATTCGTATGGTTGCTGCGGCATGGTATGGTGGTGGTGGACGGATGGATGATTATGACAATCCTGAGATCCTTGGTACTAACTCGTACGACCCCAACATGCAACAATACACGACCTCTGTTATGAATCGCTACTGATGGAAAACGAAGAACTTACACTCGACTCTTTTACACCAGGCGATCCTTCCGGTTCCTACATGGACCCGGTTATGGAGTTGTCGGGGGAAGAGCTTCTTGCTGAAGAAGAAGAAAAGAAACAGGCTGAGGCTGCTAAGGCAGCTGAGCCTGAAGGTCTTGAATTAGTTATCAACGAAACCGGTGCTGCCATTGCTGGTGGTGCCGGTGACGCTGTTGAGAGCATCGGTGACTTTGCTGAGCTTTCTGGTGACACCTTTAAGACTGGTTTCAATGCCCTGTTTGGACGTCCTATCGATGCCTCACAAAACCCTTTTGACAAAAACTACGAACCTGGTGATGCAGGTTGGCTTGATCTTCCTGATACTTGGAAGCCTGAGAACAAAACGGCTCTTGGAAAACTTGGTAGAGGCTTGGTTGAATTTGGTCTATTGAGCATCGGTACTGGTGCTGTAGGCGGCGTAGCCCGTGGTGTTGGCTATGCAGGCAAAGCAACAAATGCCTGGAAGCAATACAGTGCTGGCAACCGTGTGCTGCAATTTGTTGGTACGTCTGCCAAGGTAGGTGCTGACGGTGCTGTGGCTGATCTGATCTCCAACAGCTCCGAAGGTGAAAACCTGGCTAACCTTATTGAAGAACAAGCCCCTTGGATGTCCACCTGGTTCAGCCAAGCTCTGGCTGTAGAGGATGATGACAACCCATGGATGGCACGCATCAAAACGACTGCTGCTGGAGCGGGTTTGAACCATGTGTTTTGGGGTCTCAATGCTTTTAGGAAAGGTGCTCTACGCGCCAAGCGGTCCCTCCAAGAGGGTAAGACTGTTGATGAAGCTAACTTAGACGGTACTAAAGCAGCCCAAGAAAGCATTGCAAAAGATCAAGCTACATTCAACGCTGAGGCTGATGAACGTCAAGCAGCAGCTGTAAAAGCTGGTGAGGTTGATACTCCTGATGCTGCTCCCCAGCTGTATGATGATGGTGACAAGGCTCTGATTGAAGTAGGTGAAGAAGGAGGCTTCGCTAACCACGTCCGTGACCTCTTGGCTAACATGAAGAGAGGTGATGGACAAGCTAAGTCTTATCTGCCTGTTCTGACTGAGTCCTCGATGAGAGCTATCACTCGTGGTGACAAGAACATCAAAGAGTATCTGGAAGAATCAATCGACAGTATTGCTGACGAGACTTTCAGAGAAGCTGAGAACACCTTCAGTCATGCAGAAGTCAAGCAGATGATTACTGCGACTGTCGCTGACTTTACTGAGATCATTGATGAAGGCGGTGACATTGCTAAGAACTTTACTAAGTACTTTACCGAAGGTCAACAAGCTAACGCTCGTGTTTACGTCAACAACGGTAACACCATTGTAACTGCTTCTCCTGCTCAGAAAGCTGCTCTGCAGATTACTCTGAACGCTTTGGCGAAGCGTGTACAAGGTATTGCTACAGGTGCTGTCCACCAAGCTGAAGATGGTGTTTCTATCCTCAAGCAGGGTGAGATGGTATTTGATGCCATGAACGTTGTTCTGAAAGAGCACAAAAAGATTGGCTACTTCTGGGGTCTGGACGGTAAGTATCAGCAGATGAACCTGATGCCAAAGGATCTCAAGAATGCTACTGAAGCTCGCTTGAAAGAGATTGATGAAGAAGCTGATCAGTTTACTGCTGAGTTGGTGCGTCTTACTAAGCAAGGTGATGAGAAGAGCGTCAAGGCTCTACTAGAGATCAACGCCCTGTCTGGCGGTAACGTTCGTGTTATGGCTCAGATGCAGGAGTTCCTGCGTGCTCGCTTGGTAGGCGGTGAGATGGACGGAGTACAGATTCGAGGAGAGCTGGGTAAGCAAACCCGATCTACGTTCTACAACTCCATCCTTGGTTCGATTAAGACTCCTCTCAAAGCTATCGGCGGTACCAACCTGATTGGTATCCTGCGTCCTATGCAGGCTTATATCGGTGCTACCGCTGCACAAGGCATCAAAAAGATAGCTGGTAAGAACGTTGAGTTCAACGAGAAGGAAGCAGTTATTGCTGCTGTTCAACTTGATGGACTGGGACAGGCTCTTGCCGAGGGATTCCGTATGTTTAAGTACGCATGGGATCAAGGCTTGAACCGTAAGAACCTGCCGTATGATGGTCGGTTCGACATTGAGGCTGACTTACAAGAGTGGAAGAGTCTTGCTCCGTTCTATGCTGAGTATGGTACTGCAGCTCAGAAGAAAGCCTATGGTGCTCTTGACCTGGTAGTTGGTTTCAACACCAGTCCTCTGGTTAAGTACAGTCAGAACGCTATGGGTGCTGGTGACGCACTAGCACGTACACTTATTGGCCGGTTTGAGATGCGTCGTCGTGCTGCTCTCAAAGCTATTGATGATGGCGTTGACCTCAAAGATTTGAAAGAAGTTGTACGTCAGACTGAACTGAACTTCCGTAACGACATCTTTAAGAAGAATCGTGATGGTCAGTTCATTGTCAGTGACCAAGCCGCAAGGATGGCTGGTGACGAAGCTGCAATGACTACAGCCCTTGAGGGTAACATGAAAGGTTGGGAGCTGATCAGTCGGCTGCCTATGATGAACGCCTTCTTCCCCTTTGTTCGTACAGGCTTCAATGCCCTGAACCTGACGTTTGAGCATACGCCTTTGGCTGTGTTCCAGCAGAAGTACAAGGACATCATGTCTGGCGATCCCAAAGCTTTGTCTAAGTACGGAATCCGTCCTGAGGATGCTGATGGTGCAAAGGCTCTGATGGAAGGTCGGATTGCCATGGGATCTTCGATTATGGCTATGGCTACTATCGCTGCTCTGTCTGGTAACCTTACTGGTGACTATCCTTACAACAAGGAAGACCGTGATGCCTGGATGGCTGCGAAGAAACAGCCTTATTCTTACCGTTTTAACATCGGTAATCAAGACATCTACATTAGCTACAACGATCTAGAACCCTTCAACACCTTGTTTGCCATGGCTGCAAACGTCGTCCAGAACGCTAACACTCTGGGTGAAAAGGCTGTTGAGAACTGGATGCAGAAGCTGATCTTCATGACCTCTGCTGTAATTGTGGATAAGTCAATGCTTGCTGGTGTCGAAGACCTGGCTAGCTTGATGAATGCTGACACAGCTGAACAACGTATTAAGATTACTGGTGCCAAGTTTGCCCGTGCTCACCTGCCCTTTGCTGGTTTGATGGGGCAGATTGGTGACATTATGGACGCAAACCGTAAGGAAGCTGTGACTCTTGGTGAGATGATTGTCCGCCGAGATGTTGGTATTAAAGGTTTCCTGCCTAACCAGTACGACATCCTGAACAAGGATCGTACAGGTAAACCTCTTCAGTATGGTGCTGAGAATCCCCTTCTCCGTATCTTTAACACTTTCAGTCCTATTGCAATCACTAACGTTGAGAACGATCCTGTCAAGCAAGGCTTGGTAGAGATGCGGTATAACATGCCTGCTATTCTTTCCAAGATTGACGGTGTCCCCCTCAACGCTTATGAGAAGTCTGAACTTGCTCGTTTGATGTCTACGGGTGATCTGCGTAAGCGTCTTGAAAGGATTATGGTCAAAGATCCCTACTGGCGACAGGCTCTTGATGAGTATAAAGAAAAGAACATCTCTATCAGTGAAGGAGCTGACTTGTTCAAGATGAAGTTCTATGACCTTGTCAACCGAGAGTTCATCCGAGCTAAGGACATTGCTGTAGCTCAGCTGAGGAGAGAGAACCCTGATCTTTATGATCGTATTGAAAACCGCCGTACCACCCAGAAACTCAGTCAAACTGGGCAACTGGACCGAATCCTTAATATGCCCAAGTAAATGGCAGTAACTAAAACTAGCTTCGAGTGGACTGCCTCCAGTTCACTCACACAAACTGTACCCTTCGAGGTTATTGCTGCAGGAGACATCGACGTTTACGTTGAAGGTGTCCTGCAGTTACAACAGAATACTACTTCTACTGCTGACGCAACGCACCCCCAGGTGGTCTCCGGTGAGATCACCCAGGGGACTGCCCTGACTAACTACACTGTTGCGTCTAATAATGGTTCTATTACGTTCAACGCTAACCTTACCGTTGACGACTTCGTAGTTATTGAGCGTACCACTGACGATACGCTCCTTGAAACCTTTACCTCTGGATCGACTGTCCGTGCGCGTGACCTAAACAGTGCCTTTGAACGGGTGTTGTTCATTGCTCAAGAGGGTGTCAACATCGCTAACGAGGCTCTTGCCCCGTCTGATGATGAAGATGACGCTCTGGATGCAAAGGGTAAGCGTATTAGTAACGTAGCAGACGCCACAGATGACGATGACGCTGTCAATCGCGCACAGCTTGGCAAGGTTATTACTGATGACCTGATTGGAGGTAACGGTGTTACCCTCACCGACGTATCTGGCGGTACTAACTCAGGTAAACAAACCACTATTTCTGTTCCTGACGGCACTGCTAGCGTAAAAGGTCTAGTCAAACTAAGCTCTACTACCCCTATCACCACCGCTTACAACAGTGCAGGTGATGTAACTCTGTCTATTGCAGCCGATTCTATCGATCTTGACCGTATCAAAAACTCTGATATTGTCACTTCTAGCGAGTCAAATCCTAACAACGATACGACTATTGCTACTACGGCAAAGATCGACGACATGATCGATGCCGCTATCACTGGTGACATTGCAGTAAGCGATGGCTTGTCTGTAACTGATGACGGTGATGGTACTATTACGCTTGGGATTTCAGCTAATTCTGTAGACCTTGATCGTCTTAAGAACGATGATATTATCACACTAGCTGAACAGAACGCAGGTCCTACGACTAACGATAGTAGCATCTTTACTTCTAGTGCTGCTGCTAAGCGTTTTGATACTCTAGTCCAAACTGGCACTCCATCAGGTTCGTATGAGGTTGGTAAAACCTGGCTGCAAAACGATGACGATCAGACCCTGAAAATCTGGAACGGCAGCGCCTGGCTAGACGTTGCTTCTGGTGGTGCCTTCCGTACCCAAGATAAGGTTATTTACGTTGATGCTACTGGTGGTGATGATAACAAAACTGGTCACCGTATTAGCGGACCTAAGCTGACCATTAAAGCAGCTATTGCAGACATCAACGCAGATGTTGATACGTCTATTGAATCTGCGGGTTCTGGTTACACTGATGGCAGTTATACCAATGTTCCACTGACCGGTGGTACTAGCGGTTCTGGTTTGCAAGCTAACATTACTGTTACTAGCGGAGCTGTTACTGCTTGCACTGTTACTGACACAACTACGTTAGAGGACTATCAGATTGGTGACATCCTTTCTGCTGCTGACTCTAACCTTGGTGGTGGTGGTGGTGCCGGCTTTGAGCTAAAAGTTACTGGTAACGGCGACGGCATGACCGTGATTGTTGCTGCTGGTGATTACGAAGAAGCTGCACCTATCCAGATCAAGCGCCGTAACGTGTCCATCATCGGCATGGCATTGCGTAGCACTATTGTACACCCTAGCGCTGCAACTCAAGGCGACCACGCTGACGGCAACAACGCACTGTTTGAATTGAACAGTGGTTCGTTCCTTCAGCACCTGACGTTGACTGGTATGCAAGCTGGTACTTACAGTGCTGGCGATCCTAACGTTCTAGACTCTGATCTTCCCAAGCGTCAAGGTTGGAACTTTGCATTCTACGATAATTGTGTCATTACAAAGTCTCCGTACATTCAAAACTGTACTAACTTCTCTGACAGCCAGATTGTAAACAACAGCAACTTTGATCCTCACAACCCTGCTGGTGGTCAAGGTGGTGACCTTACCAACGCACCTACTGGTGGTGGTATGCTGATTGATGGTTCTGTACCTAACAGTGCTAGCCCCTTGCGGTCTATGGTTGCTGACAGCTACACCCACGTTGGTTTGAATGGTCCTGGTATCCTTGTTACCAAAAACGGTTACCTGCAAGCTACCAGTAGCTACGCTTTCTTTAACAAGTATCACATCAAAGCACTGAATGGTGGTCAGGCTAACCTGGCTGCATCTACTACTGACTTTGGTGAAAAGGGACTTGTTGCTGATGGTAAGTCTACCAGTGCTATTTTTACGTCTAACGTAGATGGTGCTGCAAGCGCTAGTGCGATTACCTTTAATGTCAACCAACCTACTGCTGGAACTGGATGGTTTGGTGACACCCAACGACCTGCTCAAAACATGTTGGTTGAGGTTACCAATACTGACGCTACTACAAGCATTTATCCAATTCTGTCCGCAACTGCAAACACTGATAGTGAAGGTGGAGCTGGCTGGACTGTAACTATCAGCAATCCAAATACTAGCAATCGTTCCACTAACGACGGTCTAGAAAAAGCATTGGATGACAACGCTGCTGTGTCGTTCTACCTTCGTTCCCAGATTGCTTCTAGCGGTCACACGATGGAGTACGTCGGCAGTGGTATGGACTACGATGCACTACCTGAAAATGGTGGTGTACCGGACGAAACCAAACAGATTACTGAACTTAACAACGGTAAAGTTTGGACTGCTATTACTGATCATAACGGTAAGTTTAAAATTGGTGGTAATCAGACTGATGACCCCTTCTTTACTGTAGACCAACAACTTGGTTTCGTTACCATTCCTGAAGGTTCTATTGCCTTTAACCTATTGTCAGATCTGACGCCACAACTTGGCGGTAATCTAGATGTCAACGGTAACGAAATTACAAGTGCTGCTAGCAATAATGTAGTAATTAACCCTAACGGCACTGGTAATATTGTACTGGATGCAAATGTTGGCATTGGAGAAATTACCCCTCTTGGAAACCTTCACGTAAAAAGTGGAGATTCCGGCGCTTCATCAGTTGGTGCGTCTGCTGATGAATTCGTGATTGAAGGCAGCCTTAATTCTGGAATGACCATTCTTAGCGGCAGTTCATCGCAAGGGTTGATAAATTTTGCCGATTCAGGTGATGTAAATGTTGGAAGCGTTTTATACGATCATGGCTCTAACTTTATGTCATTCAAAACGAATGATTCCGAACACCTACGCATCGACAGCTCGGGTCGTTTGCTGCGGGGGCTTACTAGCACTTCTGTAAACGCAAATACTGTTTTGCAAGGTTCAAGCGGTGGTACAACGGGTTCTGCCCGTTTGTTTTTACAGCGGGGCAACTCACCTGCAAACGCGCAAGCGCTTGGCTCTATCTTTTTTGCTGATAATTCTGGCAATGAGGGCGCAATAATTGATACTGCTAGAGATGGTGGCACTTGGACTTCAGGCTCATCTCATCCCACACGCCTAGTCTTTTCCACCACAGCGGACGGTGCAAACAGCCCGACTGAGCGCCTGCGCATCGACAGCTCTGGGCGGTTGTTGGTTGGGACGACGACTGAAGGGGCTAGTTCTGCTGACAACTTAACGATTGCAGATTCTGGTCATGCCGGAATGACAATCCGTTCTGGATCTAACCACACCGGTTCTATCTATTTCTCAGATGCTACGAGCGGTAACGCAGAGTTTGACGGTGAAATTGCTTATAACCAACCCAGTCAATTTATGAAATTTGCGACTGCTCAAACCGAGCGGATGCGCATTGACAGCTCAGGCAACGTCGGAATTGGACGCACTCCGTTTACCACCGCGTCAGGTTATGCGTTGCAACTACGCGGAACTAGCACTCAAACTTTCCTGCATTTGTCTACCGCAACTCACGGAGACACGCATGACGATGGCATGGTCGTTGGGTCTGACAATAGCAGTGCTTATATTGTTCAGCGTGAAAACAACCCTCTTAGTATTTACACCAATAACACCGAGCGGCTGCGTATTGATAGCGCAGGCAATGTCGGCATTGGCACAACGTCGCCATTCAGTGCTACAGGGTACGGCGCATTAACTCTTTCTGGATCCACAGGCGGCGTAATAGCCCTTGCGGAAGGCTCTACAAGAAGGTTTGAAATTTATGGTGATAATACCAATGGATTGCGTGTGTATGATCGCACCAACACAACTGAACGTCTTCGCATCGACAACTCTGGCCGCGTTGGTATTGGAACGAGTTCACCTGGCAGCTATTCATCATCAGCAGATGAACTTGTTGTCGCTGGCACGAGTAATCCTGGCATAACTATTGCTGGCAGCAGTGGCAACACCGGAACGATCATGTTTGCCGATGGGACAAGTGGCTCTGAGGTTTATAGAGGCCAAATTGACTATCAACATGCTTCGGATGCCATGGTGTTCTTTACTAATGGTGGCTCCGAGCGGATGAGGATCGACAGTTCGGGGCGGTTGTTGGTCGGGAAAAGCTCCGCAGACCTAAGCAACTCCAAGTTAGAAGTTACGGGTGGCTCAAATGCAAATTTTATATCAATTTTAAACGAGACTGCAAGCGATCTTGACGGCAATCGCTATAGCAAACTTTTCTTTAGAGGTACACAAAGCGGAGGAGAAACATCAACGCTTTGCAGTGTCCAGTCTGGTCATGACGGAACAGGAGATGACCAAAAAGGGAGAATTACCTTCCACACTAATAATGGAAGTAATGGCGATACACCGACGGAAAGAGTCAGGATCGATGGACTTGGCCGCGTGGGTATTGGAACGACGTCGGCTAAAGATTATTACGCACAGCAATTAGTTGTCGATACTGGATCCGCTGCACAAAGCGGAATAACGATTGTTAGTGATTCAACTAAGCAGGGCATGTTTGCCTTTGCACGCGGCAATACTGGTACAAACAGATATAGAGGCTTTCTCGATTACAACCACTCCAATGACTCACTTGCTTTTGGAACAGATGCGACCGAGCGGATGCGCTTGGACTCAGGGGGGCGGTTGCTTTTAGATACAACCAGTAATTACGATACTAATTGGAAAGTATCGCTGAATATGGTTAACACGGGAGGCATTATCTATAGGATGGACGGCAACGGCAACAGACAGCCTGCTACATTTATAAATGCTTCAAGCTCTGTTGTTGGTAAAATTGAAACTTCAACCACATCCACCAGTTATGTTACCACGTCTGACTATCGACTAAAAGAAAACGTTGTTGATATCGCTGACGGAATTACTCGCGTCAAGCAACTTCAGCCAAAGCGTTTTAATTTTATCGCTGATGCTGACACAACAGTTGATGGCTTCCTCGCTCACGAAGCACAAACGGTTGTTCCTGAAGCTGTTACTGGAAGGTATGACGAAGTTGATGATGATGGCAATGCTGTAATGCAATGCATAGATCAGTCAAAACTTGTCCCACTGCTGACTGCAGCTCTGCAAGAAGCAATCGCCAAAATTGAAACCCTAGAAACCAAAGTTGCCGCCCTTGAGGTTGGTTGATTATCTGCCCCGCTAGTCGGGGCTTTTTTTATATAAGCACTTTTATTAACTAAAATGTCTACTACTTTCACTTGGTCCGTTTCTACCCTCGATCGCACCGTTGCAGACGGCATTGTGGGTACTGTTCATTATACCGTGTCTGCTGCTGATGACACCTATTCTAGCGGTGCATACGGTTCTGTTGGTCTTGAGGCACCTGCTGAAGACGACACCGTTATCCCTTACGCTGACCTCACTGAAGCTGGTGTAATCGAATGGGTAAAGACTGCTCTTGGTGGTGATGAAAAGGTCACTGAAATCCAAGCTGCACTGCAAGCACAAATTGACGAGCAACGTACGCCTACTAAAGCCAGTGGTAAACCCTGGTCCTGATAACCCTACCTTTTTATTACAATGATCGCTCTTATCCGTCCCGTATTGATGTCGTTCCTTGGTAG